ATTAGGTAAAATTGCTATTATATTGTTTTTAGAATTAGTAAATTTTGCTCCTGGTATGGCTTTAGAAATAAATGCTTTATATAGATTGTCTCTTTGAGTACCAAAATCTTCCTCATCTGATTTTTTAGATGGGGAATATATTATAGCTTTAGCTTCAATTTCCTTTACGTAATGTTTAATTATAGCTGTTAGAGTAGACATTACTCTATATATTTCACCTTTATTAACTACTATTTTAGATGAAGAACCTTCAGCTCCTTTAGGTTTTGCGGAAAATTCAATATCTATAGCTTCAAGATTTATATTTCCACCTTCAGGATCTACAATTTCTACAGTTGTTAAATTTACCCTATATTTAGTTTCACTTTCTGTTGTAAATTCAATAAAAGTAACCCAACCGTTTTTATCAACTTCTTTCCACTTATAGGGAGATAGATTTGCTTCGCCTACTTCGGTTATTTTTTCTTCTTTAACAACAGGAGATACAATATCCCATACTTGTTCCTTTTCGGGAATGTCTGGGATTAAATAAAAAAATTGGTCTTTATTATTGTTTTTAACTGCATTACGAGCTGCTGTTCCACTAACACCACCTGATGTTTGAATAACACGTAATTGTAAGTTTGGATATTTTTCTAATGTTCTAGTTCTAGAAGAAATATCAGCAAAATCTTCAGGATTATTTTCACGAGCACCTATTATCCAAAGTACTGTTTCTTCAGGATGTTCTTTAGCATAACGTAAAATACTACCTATAGGTGCATTTACTGGTTCTATTACAGTTTTAATTGGAAGATATTTTTTATATAATTCCCAAATTTGAATAGATTCACCTTGAGAAATTCCATCACGTTCACCACCTCCAACATAAATTAAAATGTCATCAATTTCTGGGTTTTGTTCGGATGCTTTAGCAACAACATCAAAGTGACCTTTAGTAGGAGGTTTAAATCCTCCACCATATATAGCGGTTACTTTTTTATTATCCGCGTCCAAAAGATCTTCTAATAAGACTTTTGTTAATGAATTCATTATTATTTAAGCTTTTGAATTTTTTCTTTTGCTGAGTTTTTCTTTTCTTCTATGTCTTTTTTAGCACTGCGATAAGCTTCCATAGCATCTTCCATTTCTTTAAGTTGCATGTCATATTCTTTTAAGGCTTCGGCAGCGTGGCGATTTGCTTCAGATTTGTTTTTGTAAACACCTTTAGTTTCATCCCTTTTAATTTCATCAAATACAGTAGCTTCATATACCATACCTTCTTTTTTAGAATCTTTACTTGGTTTTTTAACAACAAAAAACTTACCAACTTCATCTATTACAGATGTTGGTTCTTCTTTTGCATCATACTTTACTGTTGGTTTTTCTTTTTGTTCTACTTCGTTTAATAAGTCTAATAATTTCATTTGTTTATAAATTTAGTGATTTTTGTTTTTGCTTGTTCTATAGTATCAAATTCGGGTTGATTTGATAGTAATTGTTTTATGTCTGCGTAGATTTGATTAACTTCTATTTTTGATTTTTCTTTTTCTTCAGGAGTTTTTTCTTTACCTATTTGTCCTAAAGGTTGAATATATGTTTTAAAAATATATTCTGCATCAAAATTTAAATTAGCATCTTCTAGGTTTAAATTTACTATTGTAAAATCATCATTAAATGCTTGTCTATATGTATTAACATTATTATTAACATCACGCCAGGATCTAATTACAATACTTGGTAATAAAGATCTATCTCTGTTTTTATTACGTTCTAATGAAGTTATAGGAGATACATAAGTCATTAACATAAACGTGTCATAACCTAAATTCTCTAATTCAGCTCTTTTCCTAAGTAGCATTTTAGATGAACCCCCTACACTATCAATTAATAAATTTTTAGCATTTTGAGAAGCATCTTGAAGTTTAGTGTCTGTAGTTCTTCTTGCTTGACCCATTAACTCACCTGATTTTTTTAATTCATCCGGAGACATTAAGGCTAATTTCATTCCAATACCTGAGGATTTAAGTAGTTCCTCATAGGTGTCATCTACATTAATAGTAGTAAAATTGGAAGGAACTAATTTTTGAGATATAAATGATTTACCTGAACCCGCAGGACCTGCCATAAATATGGCTTTTGGTTTTCCTTGGATTTCTTTTAAAAGAGACATCAGCCCAATCATTGATTAAGTTTATTATAAATATGGCAAAACATCTAACGTTATTATTCTTCCTCGAATTTCATTGTAATAACGTGATGATCAGTTATATATTCTATATTTCCAGCACATTTATTATATTTAGGCCATTCAGGATTAGGTAATATTTCAAAATAACATCTGTCCTTTTCAATATAGATTAATCTTCCTAAAAATGTTGGGAAAATGTTAGTTTTTAAAACACGTCCAATTAATTTATTTAAATTATCATTTACCTGGTAGCGTGGAGTAAAACCATTTCTGTTTAAATTCATAACCTTAATTTATATGAATAAATGTACGAAAAAATTTTTGCTCCTCCAAATTTTTTATATGATAATTTTAGTCTTGTTTTTTTACTTGGGTTTTGAATTCTGTGAATACAGGGGCCTCATTTGGATTTGCTAAATCAAATAAACGTTTTACTGTTTTAAAGATTTCAATATTTTCCTCTTGTGTGCGTACTGGTAAAACCATTTCCCACCCTTTACCTTGCATTTTATCTTTTGAACCTTTACGTTTAGATGATTTTAACCATAAGATACCAGTTTTATCAGGTTTAATACCAAAACATTCTTCATAACAATGAGCATAAACTGCTGCTTGTAATTCATGGGTTGTTTGAATATGATTAGAGGTTTTATGGTCAATAATCCATAAGTCATTACCTATTTTACACACTAAATCTGTTGTTCCTGCTACTTTAAGAGTATCAGAATATAGATGGATTTCTTGGTCAATTAATTCAGGTTTTTGAGTTTCCCAAAAATCAACAAAACGTAAAAACATTTGCCAAATATTAGGATCAAATTGTGGATTGCCAAATTGATTTAAAAAGTTCATTTCTTTACCTTCTAAATATTCTTCTATCATTTCATGAACTTTAGTTCCATCTTCTGCTGCTTTTCTAACAATATAATCAGCTGAACGGCCCATATTTTTTAACCATTCCTCAAAATGTTTACCTTTTGGATATGAACCTAAAACATGAGTAATTGAAGGATAATATTCACCATTTCGTCTATAATATCTTGAATCTGGAAGGGTGATTTGTTTTGAGTCTTCTGAAATTTCTAAAATTCTGTTATTAACATACTTAATGTTTCTTTTTTTCATAGGAAAAGTTTTTTCTCGAGTAATCCCGAGAATGTTAAGGGGTAGGTTTCTTGTATTAAATTAGTAAAACTAGCGAACCCCATTTCGCTTGGATCTTTATCATTCATATCTACGAGATAAACTTCTTTACCTTCATTCATTAAACGCTCACAAAAATTTAATGCTTGTTTTTGAGCGTCTTTATCTAAAGCTATATAAATTTTTTCTACAGAAGACATTACAATTTTTTTCATTAAATTTGATTGTATATTTTTGCCTAGTAGCGGTATTACATTTCTTTTAATGGAGATGGCATCAAATGGTCCTTCACACAATATAAGCGGTAATTCCCAATTTATAAACAACTCAAATGGTATAATGTCACGAGATACTGTAGGGTTTTTATATTTTATTGTGGATTGTTTTCCAAATGAACGACCTGTAAAGTAATTTATATTACCTTTAGCATCATAGGAGGGGATAATAATCATATTAGCATAACGTCCTTGTTCACAATAACCAATTCCATATTTTAAAATATCCTCTTCGGTAATACCTCGAGATTTAATATATGATAAAGCATGTCTTGCTGTAATATCTGAGGGGTGAATATTGTTTAAAAGTTTAAATTCTTTTGGAAGTTCTAATTTAGTTTCAACTTGTATGTGTGATTCCGGTCCTGTGTATTTTACAATAGCTTTTAACTCAGCCATTTTTTCAGGTGATGTTTCTACTGCTTTAAATAATTGGTATAATTTTTTACCTTTTTTATCACAAACCCAACAATGCCATTGATTTTCTCCTTTAATATTTTCAGTAAAGTTAATCTCTAATTTAGGTTTATGGTGATTGCATAGAGGACAATGATATGCATAATTTCCTCGAGATGTTGACTTACTAGTACCAAGCACAGAATTAGTTAGTGCTACTAGGGTTTGGTTTATCATAGTATTAATATACTAATCTTCTTTAGATAAACCAAAGTCACGTGTAAAAAATTTACCAAGGATTGAATCGTTATACCATCCCTCTGGGTTTTCTAATACACCATATTTAAATAAATACTTACACTCGTAATATGTTAATAATTTTTTATTATTAACTAATTGTATAATTTCGCGAGTAAACTCATCGTGTTTACCTTCCTTTAATATTTCAAGAATAGGTTTACATGAACCATAATAGGTCTTCCAATCACTTTCTTTTTGTATTACTTGAGTAGTAGATTTACGACCTCTACCTGTTTGTTCCGCTAATTCTTTCTTCGTTAATTTGCGTTTTACATTGTGATATAGCGATTTTTTTCCAATATACGATATCCCACGTGATTTGTGAGTTGTAATGTATATAAAACCATATGTTTCTAAGGGAAAATCCTCTATGGAAATTATTTCTTTATTGTTGTATAACCAATTTGACATAAATTTATATAAATAAGTATTAGTTAAGGTTCTGTTCCAATACTACCACTCCATCTGTATAAACCTGATGTTGTTGATTTTTGTGAGTACTCAACTAATTGCCATGTTGTACGGTTAGATGCACCTGTTGCCCCCGCTGAGGCAGATACACAAATAAGATGAGCATAAAAATGATCAAAGGGTGATGATACAGTTGTACCAATTTGATATATTGTTCGATGTGCAGATGGATTAGCTGTTAATCCAGCAACAATTACACGAGTATTAGTTGTTGTAGAACCTGAGCAGTTAATGCTCATTAAACCCAAACCTGGACCTGCATTAGATGCGTATGTAGGAAATATTTGGACTTGATCTCCTAGTTGAGCTGAGCTAGTATTTAAATATAATTCTGCTAATGCGCTTCCTGTATAATTCCATATAATTCCAATGTCTCTTCCATCAGGTATATATAAAGTGTCAGTTCCCTCAGAAGTGGAAATCCATTGAGTAGTGGAAAGTGGAACTGATGCTGTTTGTGCATGGGAAGCAGTTGTTGCAAAACTTGAACTTACAGCATTTAAAACATAAGATGCTGTTGTTGCAGTACCTAAAAGAGATCCTGTGAATGATGTTGCCCCAACTGTTCCTGCTATTGTTAAACGATTT